TTCCCATCTTACCGGTCTCAGATGCCTGCAAGTGGTTTATAATTTCTGCCGCTACCTTGTCAAGGGAGGCATCATCGTCTATGTCTTTTAGGCCCAAGCTCATTGCAAGAATCTGCTCTGCCGCTCTTCCATTGTTTATGCCCTGCTCCCATCCATTAGAAACAGCAGACCAGTTCTCAACCCACTTGTTGTGTACCTCTTTATCAAACTTTGCATCAAGATATGTGTTAGACACCTCGTACTGGTCAGCCGCAAGCTGCTCTACACTCTTATTGTCCTGATACATTGTCCATAGCTCCTTGCGAATCTCCTCCTGCTGAGGCGTGTCGGCTATGAACTTATCAAGCTCAGCTACAGGTACGCCCAATGTCTCTTGAGCCACACGCTCAAGCTCTACATTACTGGACTTAGCTATAGCGTTATACTGTGCCGCCTTCTGAGCTTTTGCTTGAAACTTTTTTTGTATGTGAGTATCAAAGTCCTCTCGTGCGGTTCGGTAGTCATTGTCATTTACAAACGGCCTTAAGTTGTTGGCCTCTTCTTCGGCCTCTTCTTTTATCTTCTGAGCGTCACCCCGTAACTTACCATTTATATATAGGTCGTCTCCAAACTCTGCCTCCTGTTCAGGAGTCAGCTCCTCTCGTGTAAATGGAGCGTCCTCGATAAAGTCTACAGTGTTCATTGCATCTTCATATGCGTCAAAGTTTTTCCTGTAGTTCAGATAGTCTAAGCCTCTCTGATTAAAGAAGCTGTCTGCCTCTGCATCTACTGCGGAGATGTCCTTCCAAGAACCCTCTGCAAACTTCTCAGCTTCCTCAGCCGACTCAAAATAGAAGACCTCTCCCCTTTTCATTGCCTCTGCCAGCGGGTCTTCAGGCTCTATCCATGAGTCCTTACTTCTTCCGTAGTTGTCAGGGTCAATTGGGAACAGTGTTGGATACGCAACATACTTGCCATCAACCTCTGCTGATTCCATCAAAACAGTTGACTCTGTCCCATCATCATTAACGCGGGACTTGTTCCGCAAGTTCTGAGCGCGAATAGCATTCTTTACCTCATTGGTTTCAATCGCCTCAGTCCTCTCTTCTATATCCAGCTTATCGCGAACAAATGCCTGTAGCTTCTCGACCTCTTCTATAGCCCCTCCACTTGTCCATGTGTCAAGGTCTATTTCAGTTCGTGTGCCATCTGATGCTAATACCTCCATAGCGTCTCCGATGCCTGTCCTTCTAAATGAGAACCCGTATCTACCGAACTCTCGGTTCATGTATTCTACGACCTCCTTTTCCTCTTTCCTGATAAGCTCCTCGGTGATAAGCGGTGTGAGCCGGTCAATGGCCTCAAGCTCTTTCTCAGTGGCTGCATTGTCCCTTCCTTCAATATAAGATGCCTTTTGGGTGAGCTTGAGACTTCCATCCTTAAATTGGTCAACCCACCTATTCCGTATATTACGCTCTGCCTCCCGCTCCTCTTCCTGCCGCTCCTCTAATGCGGGAGCCTCAAGCTCTAACTGCTTATGGGTGTATGCAATATCTGCTGCCCGTTGCTTGTACGCCCTCTCCAACGCACCCTCCTCAGGGTACATACCAAGCATCTTTACGGGGTCTCTGTAGTTGGTTCCTCTCGTGTCTTGAGGAATAATCTCTTGGGGCTGGAATACGGTCTCAAAATCAACCTGCTCAACCTCTTCTTCAACGGGGGGTTCTACATCAAGCGCATCTTGAGTGGGAAGCTCAGTCTCTGTAGCAACCGATTCGCCATCGGGTGTAGGGGATTCGGATACCATATCCTCTTCCAGCTCCTGCCTTTCCACCAAAGGCGTAGGAGGTAATAAGGGAGATGGCTGTTCGGGAATATCTTTTTTTTTTACAAGACTTGAAAAATCCTCTAAAGAACCCAATGTTGATTCTCCAAAGGATGCATGAAAATCCTTAATGTAAGAATCATCTGTCGTTATTAACGACACAAAATCTTCGTACTTCCCAAAAGAATCTTCACCTCCCAACTGAGAGTACAGCTCATTTATATATTGCTCGTCCATTTATTCTGTTTTCCTAACAGTTGCGTTTAAACTTGTCTTATTTGCTGTATTAGTCTTTTCTTCTTCAGGCGGTGTATCAGCCTCTTGTTTCCGTCTAAGCCCCTCCAAACCTGCCTCTTTAGCCGTTTGTGGTTGTGCCTTCCCAGTAGTTAATTCCACATAAATCTTCTTCATCAGGTTAATAAACGACCTTCTTCTTTGACCGTGAGTGCTATCATGGCCTCCTACTTCGGCATTGAAGTCATGCGGAGGAAGTTCGCCAACCTGTATAGTTATAATATCCCCATCAGTGCTGATGGTATACATATCCCCACTAACGTCAAGCTTATCAAACATTTCTTTTGCTCTTTCAGTCATATCCGAAATAGCACCGGAAGTACCACCCAAATATCGTGTGGTATCAAGCTTCTTATCTACAACTTCAATAGCATCCTCTATAGTAACATCGGTTTCCAGCTTCTTACCGCGACCCACTTTGTAGCCTCCTTTGATTTCAGCCTCTTCATCAAACACCTCGTCACCTCTACCTCCAATAAGCTCATCTTCATACCGAGCCACGTCTTTAATATTTAAAAGCGCACCCCCGTAATTCTTAACAAAATCAGAATAGTTGCCACTAAAGTCAATAGTCTTAGTTACCTCCCTTCTGTTCTTTCCGCTTCCTTCCATCATAGTGAGGGTTCCTTTCTTCCCTCCGTCTGAGAAAGAAAGCTCTACAAAATCATTCCCGATAATAGAGGCTATTGCGGCAGATGCCCCTGTTTTGTCTGCATCATTAAAAACCCTATAGAGAGCATCACCGTAAGAAATCATCTTGTCGGTTTCTTCCTGAGCCTTTCTCTCTACGTCAGTTTGCCTCCTTTCCCTTGGAGTAATGGTCTTAGAATACTTTGTCTGCACCTTAACCTCAGCTATTGCTTTTTCTACGACAGCTTCCTTCTGCTCATCTTGCAGCACAGCGTTCACTCTACCTCCAAGCTTTGAGTCAGGCTTAAGCCATATACCCTTCGCTATCTCATCAGCAGTTGCCGTCTCCTTCCACTTCTCATAATCAGCCTCACTACGCACACCCTGTATGATGCTGTAACCAGTTGAGCTGTCAAGAAGAATACTCGCCTTGTCGTTCTCGCTTATGCCGTTGACAAAGTTCTCCCTGATTGAAGCCTCTAAGTCTCGACCTCCCGCAAGGCTAAAAGGGTTTTCAGTTCTGACGTATCCGTTATCCTCAATCACCGTGTCAAGCAGCTTGGCGTACTCGCCCACCTTTCCGGTAAAGTCGTACTTATCGTACTTGTTCATCATACGAACCTGTACCTCACCTATACCCTCTGTAGTTCCGTTGTTAATATCATGCATACGAACCATTCCGGTGCTTGGGTCAATCATTAACTGATGGTTCTGAAGGTCAAGCACACCCTGAACATTGTTCATCTCGTTAGCCTCTATAACACCAGCTAAATCATCCTCCTGTCTTGTTACAGCTTGGTTAATGGAGTCTTTGTAAGCAGCGGTCACAACGCGAAGCTGTGTAACGCTGTCAATCAGGTTCTGCCTCTGTATGGCATAGTCACTCGGATTTATTTTACCAGCCCTCAACAGGTTCTCTAACGCCCTCATATGCTGAGCTGACTGGTTAGCCATAGACAGCACCTGTGCATTAAATGTGTCGTCACCCTTGTTTGTCCTTGCGGCCTCTCTTGCCTGCTCAAGCTCTTTGGTAACATCAGTCCTCAGCTCAGCTATATCTGTCTCACGCTTCTCACGCTTGTCAGCCTGCTCAGTCTGAATATCTTCAAACCCCTTGTTAAGACCCGTCTGTATTGCGCCATAGTCAACGGGCTTCAGGTCTTCCCTAACCCTTTCTTTATACTTGTAGTAGCTCATTATTGAATAAATCTTGCTTGACCCCCTGCGTTATAGTACGCAGAAAGCCACTCGTCTAATGTTGTCGCTTTACTTACGGCCTGCTGAAAAGACGTTTGGTTTTGGCTGGGGACATAACTGCCATACTTTTCAGTAAGCGCAGGAATGCCGCCTGCTGATTGTCCTGCCTGTGGCGGCCCCATCATAGAAGGGTCATAATCCCCAGCCATAGTTTTTTCAGCAGCAATCCTCGCAGCTCCTGTGTTCGCACTCTGTACAGCACCGCCAACAGCAACGGCTTGTTGCCCTATGTTTGCCACACCCTCTATACCCGAAGTTAGAGCTTGCTGCTCGTATTGAGCTGCCATTTTAGCCGCATCAGACGCAGCCATCTGCGCTCCCTCGGCTTCAGCAAGGTCAAGTCCAGCCAACTGGTCTCTGATTTGAGCCTCCTCTTGCGCCTTTAAAAGCTCAAGGTCATCAACCCTCTTAGCCCTTACAGCCTGTAACGCCTCCTGCTCCTTGATTTGAGCCATCTGAGTACGTCCAACTGTAGCAGCCAACTGCCGAGGGTCACCTTTTCTTGCAACGTCAATACTTGTTGCGGCTACAACAGCTTGATTCTCTGCCGCTGTCCTCTCGCCCTCAAGGTTGACAGCAAGTCCTGCTAATGTCCTTTGTTCCATCTTCCTGCGAGCCGCATCCATGGCTTTCTTAGCGTCTGCTTCAGCTCTTTGCTTTGCAGCCTTCTGCTTATTAGCTGCGTCAACTGACATACCAACACTGACTGCCGTACCCACAACTCCAACGACAAGTCCTGCTATTGCTATTCCTGACATAGTTCTTTTCTTTTAGTAATTACAATCTGAGGCAGGTCTGTATAGTTGTTTGTGTAGACATCAGCCTCAGCCTCTTCAAATGTTTTAGCGTCCGTCTTGTACACGCAGCACCAATTAGTGTCTTCGTGTATGTATAGCACTCTCTGAGTACCTATCTGTGTAAATATAGTATGAGGCCCAGTAATGGTTTTTACCTCTCCCTCGTCATTAAGATACGACACCTTCCCTTTCAATAAAAAGGATGGGTGCTGTTGCTTGTGTATCATGCTTACCACAAGGGAACCCTGCGGCATAAACAGCTCTCTCGTATAAAGACCACCTTCAAGGGTCTGCTTAAGAGGAAACGCTTCAGCCATCTCTTGTGACTGAGCTGTCCCCGCAGTGTGTTCCATAAAGCCTTCAATGTTCTGCAACTGCTTGCTAAAAGCAGAAATCTGCTCCCACAACATTCCTCTTTTTGCGGTGATAGACCTTAATATATCTTCCCCTTTTACGAGAGTTTCCGTCACGTTAGCCATGACTTCAAAGATACAACTTTCTAAGGATAGCTTTGCATTACATCAGAGACCACAGCGAATAGCTCTGTAGCTGTTGTCTTGTCGTTTGTGAGCTTAACTGTACAATAGTGACCAAGAAGACCGTGAGACTCAGCTATCTGATTCTTTTGGTAAAGAACAAAGTCTCCGTTTGATGGAACGGAAGCTCCCGCAATAGTTGTGTCTATCGTCAGTACGTTACTTGTAGGAGACAATGGAGCGACTATCTGTCCTGCCAACGCAGGAGCTATTGTTGCGGGGTCTGATGTGGCATAAACAAAGTCACCTATAGAGGCTATACTTCCTACCTGAAATCCAGTTGGAAATGTTAAAGTAGTTGTTGCTGGAGCAGCGGGGTCAACAGTGGTCACTGTACCTAACCCATTTGCCGACCTCATTAAAAAGTTGGTTGCTCCGGCAGCGGTCAATCCTCTCACAAAAGCAAACCAGTTACCCTCCTTCTTCTCAAACCATTCGTCATTAATAGTCCTTGCCGACTGAATGTCAGAAGTCAGCTCAGAAGTCCACGCCTCATCACTCTCCAGCTCAATTGTTTTAAACAGCTTTGACTGTAAAGGCTGGGGGTTAAGTTGAGTTGTGATAGAGCTGGGCGTTATGTTAATCAACGCCTCATCGTAAAACTGGTTTCTCGTGTTGTTGACGTTATGTCTGAACAGGTTCCCGTCTTTAAAAGTGTACAGGTACTGATTCATTCCCTGAATCTGCTCAGGGTAATACGAGTAAAAAGAGGGCCAACCTCCTTGCCCGTTAGCGGATGAAGGGCTGTATGTGAGTGTGTAGTTTGGCATTTTAACTGCAAGTTGTTAGTGCTTGGTCAACGACCCCTGAGCTATTTACATGAACAATTGTATACTCTTCCTGCAATTGATAATACCCCTCCGTCATTGTAGTTGTACCTGAGGGGTTGGTATAAATCGTATCATTTAAAGCAGGAAGTGCGCTTGTACCATCGTGATAGTACACTGTATTTGGAGTAGATGCACACGCACTCACTGTATTTCCTGCTGGATTGGGAGTGGCTATCATGTCGGTTAAAAGAGAGGCTGACCTACAGCCAACGCCTGAGCGTACAACAATTCCGCTATTCACTTCTATCCACCTCGCGCCAGCAACATGGTAAAAACCATTAGCGGGAGGAATCTGTAGACTCAAACCGAGCTGTCCTGTAAATACCATGTCATAAAGACGAGGTGTGCCAGCCTCTCCATTGATGACAACGTGATAGAACGTAGTATCAATAGTTTGGTCGCATACTGTGGCTCGTGTTGCTACAGGAGTATCCGAAGATGTGAATGATGGCAGTGTCTCAGGACAACCTACGGTAACTCCAAGCTGACCCGCCCCATCCCAAGATGTTTCTCTCGGAGAGTATACATAAGCATTTAACTCCGTAGGGACAAGAAAGGGTTTTGGAACCGCTATGTAGCACTTCTCAGGACTCTTATCCTTAAGCGTTACATCTGAAACTGCAATCGTTTCAGACACTGTTGTTGTCCCTAATTGAAAAGATGCGGTAGCAGGTTGCCACGACCTTTCTGTCAGTGTGTATGCGCTTCCTCCTGTTACAATGGGGGTAGGACTGAAGTCATTCGAGCCTGTATATCTCGTTGTGATAAGCCCATAACGATTTGAAACCTTTGTGGTATACGTTACGCCATTATACTCCACATCAAATCCCATTGGAAATCCCTCAAAGGTGCTTCCCGAAAAGTCAAACTCAACTACATAAGTCCCCGCTGGCCTCCCTTGGGCGCAGATAGTATCCTTGTAATTGTCAGGCTGTGTTACATTAAATACGCCCGTAAACGGAGCCTCGTAATTGCATATGGCTTGACAGCAGGAATCACAAGTGTAAACAGAACTCAACGATGTCCCGTCCCATATCCTGTATATAGAACCTAATCTATATGTCCCCGCAGGAGCAGGATTGGTTAGGTCTGCATCTGTAAACAAACCTGTTGAAGTGGCAAACGATGTGCCGTCATAGTAGAATGCGGTAAAACTTACTGGCATATTAACAACTTGTTTTAGCGATTATCTCTCCGTTACCTAACACCTTAATATAGCTATTTGTCCCATCACCCAAAGAGATGTAGTTTTCTGTAGTGTTTGGTAGCAATGCTCTTACAGGGGTTTCGCAATCACTCAGGGAGTAAATATTGTCTCCTATTTCAGGAGCTACTCCTGACCCATCGTGATAGTAGGTTGTTGCCTTGGCCGCTGCACAAGCAAGGGTCGATGTCGTTTCAACCCCCGAACCTATAAAAGGAGTACATCCTGCACTTACTGTACACTCGCAGCACACATCGTATGACTCATTAGGGTCTATTGACGTAGTGTGGCAGAACATTGCCTGACCCGCGCCTCTGTAGTCATATATGAGATACAGAGTTGACCAAGCTGGAGCTGGTGTTAAATCTACCTGAGCAGTATAAACAGGAGCCTGACTGGTGTTTGTAGGCAATACCGTAGAAGCTGCCAACATATTGGCTATTCCGGCAGGCGTGTTTGGATATGTAGTTCCCGATGGGGCGGCTACATATGCCAGTTGATTAAGATTTGGCTGGAAAGTAAACGTACTCGACCCACCCCCGTTTGATAATAATGTAACTGTCGAATTGGCTGTTGGGAATGACGGTGTACCTTGAATACCATTGGACTCAAAGAACTGAGACACAACAGGTGCTGATGTAGAACCTGATAGGAATGTAACATTCTCAGAGGTCAATGGGCTTACATATGGAGTATCCTCATATCGGTACTGATTTATTATAGTTTCCCCCGAATCCACATCGTCCGTCAAGCAAACCATCACCACCTTTATCTCCGAACCTGTAGGGCAAGGGGGGTTCATGGTAGTTACTGAAGCTGGATTGGGGTCAACAGGGGTTACTGTAATCAATACTTCACTTATAGAACTCAAATTTTTAGACACCGAAACCGTAAATGTTCCCGTATCTCCCGCTGGGCCTGAAGGATTAGATGTTTCAACACCATTATATACCGCTGATACCGTTACTGCGTAATCCGCTGTAAATTCAATATTCATAATACCAATCCCTGACCCCGCATTAACAATATACTGAGTCGCAGCAATTAAACCAGTCCACTCAACAGGCGGTAGATATGCCCCAACAGTTCTTCCCCTACATGATGTTATCGGTATTTGTAGGGGAAGATTCGTGGTGTTAGATGCCAGTACATATTCATTCATATAAGGGTCGTAACCACCAAGTTTTTGAGTGGTAAAAGAATCTTGGAATAAGTCCCTGAACCACGACCTCATGCCGATAGATGATATAGCTTGAAGGGAATCTCCTTGAGTAACAGAGCCTGACAGCTTAATAACAGAAGACCTCTTAGCGTCTGTGAAGTACATATCCCTACCGTAAGTAGCGAAACTCTCAGGGTTGTTAGATATCCCGTATTCTTCAATCCTTGCAATCTGCTGTCCTAATATGGTTGGGGTTGCGGTTACAATATTTGAGCCATCTGCTCCACTTATCAAGCTCTTGTTTACCTGAATGTAAGATATCTTGTCCTCCTGCAATACCAGTAGATTGTCGCGGAACGAATGCAGCACTTCAATAGGGCCGTAAGACTCCTCGCAGTCCTTGTAGTTCGCAAGACCAAGATTGAAACTATTCAAGTTATTCAAGGCTGTCTGCTCTTGATACAGACCGCTGTAAGTGATAGAAGCCTCCCTGCGTATCTGCTCGTAATCCTGAGTGGTTACACCAGCAGACCTATTACCAAGCGTAAAGAAATTCCCTGTAAGAGAGTCAAGTATCCTGTAGCTCTCTACTCCGTTTCCAAACGCAAAGCAGTTAAAAAAGCTAAGATTTACTTTAGCTTCTTGAGACCCAACAATTTGGTCTTGGTCTCCATCAGCCGTACCTGACATATGGTTGCCATTGGTAATAGCATAGTTGTCTGCTCCCTCATAGTAAATTCCATCAGCTACTTTGCTTGGGATTGTTTCAAAGACAAATTTTCCGTTTGCTGGAGTAATCGAGATAGTGGCATAAATGGCACTATTCCTACCGCTCCTTGCGTCACAAAAGTCGGGGCCAGCATCTAATATAAGGTACAACCCATCACCTTGATAGCAAGGGCCGTTAAGATTAGTGACAGGAGGGGAGCCGCCCCAACAAAAACCAAAAACTGGGTTTAAAGGGTCGTCAGGCAGATAGGGGTTAGGTGGAATGCCGTCAAAAAAGTAAAACCAATTATCTACAGAGTCAGATTGGTTAGGGTAGAGGGGTATAGCGTACGGGTCAGTATAAAGAGTAGGGTCATAATATGTGGAGTTCCCTTGACAGGTACTCCCTGCCTGTACATTCACCCCTTGTAAATCCCAAAAATCCTTAAAGTTAGCGTAGTCTTGTTGCGCTACTATTTGATTCTCATATATACACTCATAATCAGTACATCTCCCCGATATTCCTCGTCTTATAAAGCGGAAACGCATATTCACTATATCACCTGCATTTACTGAAATATTAGTAGACGCAGGCTGTTGCAAAGGAATAGCTAAAAATGGAGAGAACATATAAGCGTCCGAAGCGTAAGAACCGTTATATACAAACGAGTCTTCCTCATTAGTGTCAGCACTCCAACCAGCAGGTCTCACCTTCATATAAACCCCCGCTGGTTCAACGAAGGGTGGTGTGTTGCCTCCCGTTAAAAAGTTATTAGGTTGGTCGGCTACCTCTAATACGGTAGTTGTTATGACGTTGTTTAATGCCCCATTAGCATCTGCCTTAACAATAAGCCGCAAACCTTCTGTAACCTTATTGGCCTGCTCTCCTTCCAGCTTTATCCATGTCATGCCCGTAGCTTCATCCAAGAAAGCAACATTGGCATATATGGTTTCATACAGCCCCTGTGACGGCTTAACCATAAACTTATACCTCTCAGCCCAAGAAGGAGGCTTCATGTATTCAGGAATTGTTACCTCTAAGCTATTTATGTTTATGCTATTACTTACGTCAACATTGACAGAGTTCCTTTCACTAACAAGAACAGTTGACTGCCGAGCATTTGAGTCCTGATATACAATACCTACCTGATACTCTCTATTGCTGTGAAGGCTTTGGGAAGATTTAGGCCCAAAAACGGTGGCAGAAGCACTTACAATACTGAAGTACTGAAATACTGGAGAATTAGTTCCGCTACAATCATTCGGCCCCGTATCTTTCCTATACCGATGGGCTGGTGGTGAGATTCTCAACCGGTTAATATTAGTATCCCAATAAAAACTAATCCCTCCAAAGTCGCTGGTTGGGCCAGCTTCAGTGTCAACAGGGGGTGAGAAATTATTTACTGGTGGCTGAGACACTTGCCTTCTTGTTGCCATGCAGACCACAGGCTCAAATGTCAACGGGTTGTTTACCGAATCTGTATTATTTACTGAGGGAACAGCGGCATTAAATAAATCTATCCATGTTGTGCCTGAAGGCCAGTCATTGGGGTCGGCCTGAGCTGTGTCCCATCCCCATGCAGTTCGGAAGTAGTTTCCCTGAAAAAAGCTCTGCGCGCTTGTGTAGGATTGGTCGAGCCGCACCGTAAATGTAACTGGGAAAACCGCTGCGGTATTAAATGATGCGTTAGCCTGATTAGAGGCGGGGATTTCATCCGGATACGAACCTGAATAAGAAAATCCAGCACCACGAAACTGAATGGTAAACTGAATAAAATTCCCCTCTATCAAATCACTTGGCCCGACACCGCTAAAGTCTACATCTGCAACCCCTTGGCTAATATTGGGGGGTGATGATAAGGTGGAGTCTACATTTAATCCACCAAAAGTTCCAAGAGAAAGAGGAACATCTACCCCTCCCGCAACTTCTGTAGACTTAGAAGCTACCGTATAGGTTAAGTCAATAGCCTGTCCACTTGAATCAGTAAGGTCTCGCTGCTCAACGTAGTTGCCATATAGCAATCTGTTGCCAAATATATTTTGCGCTTTAGATTTAAGCGGAACGTTGTCATAGAGCCTTAGTATCTCCTCGCTGTTTAGTACAGTGTATATCTCCCCATTAGTAAATGAAGTTTGAAAATCACTGTTGTTATTAAGGTCAGATACATCATACTCTTCGATGACAAATATGTTATTAGAGTCAGCCTCCTTAAAAACAACGTCAACTCTTTTAACCCTTGAGTCTCCCGTCTTAAAAGTTACCTGAGCTTCGTTCCATATATTTTGCATGGAATCATTGAGATAACTTGAAAAATCTAATATAAAATTAGAATTAGGAGCAAAAGCAGGAGCTGTAAACTGAGAAAGCGCACTGTACTCTCCATCAGCATACTGATACCTATATGCAAAGCATATAAACGTATCCTTAATGTAGTTTTCTCCACCAGCCACCTGAGCAAACTCAACAGTTGGAGATTCTAAAGGTGGGGGCTTAATGACGCTTATGTCAAGCTCAATAATTTGGTCTCTTAATCCATATGCCAGCGTTATGTCAGGAAACGGATAGTCACTCGTGACGTTTATCTTCCTCGGCTCATTATAGTTGTCCGTAAAAAATAACAGGTCGTCAATCTTGTCAACGCCATTTATAAGATAGGCAGGGTCAAAGTTTAATACCGTCTCAGAAACCACATGGTAAGTAAGCTGTTGAGCTTGTGTGTCATAAGACACAATCATATCAACCTTACCTAACACACCTGCTGAAGGCGGGGCAGCTTGCGTATTTGCTGGGTCATGCACAAACCAATACAGGGTCTCTTCTTCTGAGTCGGCAAGGGTTCCAATACAAGTAGCTTCTTCGCTTAGCGCAACTCCATTGTACTGTAGCGTGGTAAGTTTGATGTTTCCCTTTGTGTTCTCTACAGCACCTATCTCAGTAAGCTCTGTAGACCCCACTCGTATGTTCATAGCATCAACGTACTCGCCATCAGGCAAGAGCCGTTCATCTATGCTCTTGTTCATCCGCCCAAGCTTGAAATTCCTTGTCTGCTTAGCCATATTACTTTATGAGTTTATTCTGACCTCTTAGGTTCATTAAAAGTCTTGCAGGGTGAAGATTGCTTATACGAATCTTAGCGTTCCTTAACAAAGCACTCTTGTCCTTTTGCGCTCTCCTTACAATGTACTCTTGGATTCCAAAACGACTATTAAGTATAGCATACTTAATGTATGCATATATATACTCCTCAAAAAACTTGTGAACCCTTACGCCTGAATCACTTGGGTCGGGCTTAGGGTTGTCTGCTGTGCCTTCAAAGTTTTGCCGGTTCATTCCGTCAGAAATATACTCAAGTACGCAATGCTCTCCTGCCATGCCTGAGCTAAAGTTAATTACACCACCAGCCTTGTCTATTCTGAACGTAGGATTAGCGTTAGCTGTCTCAGTGTTTAAGCCATACCTCGCTCCTATTTGAAAATCAAAGTACCAACAGCCATCAACACAGTAGCCCTCGCAACCGTGATAAATACTGTCCTCATTTAGGTACATGGTCTTAGCTGTTCCATCAAGCCTCTTTAGGTCAAGCAAAGAATGCTCCGGCTGTAGGATATTCCCATATTGGTCAAATAAAATGTTACAGTTGTTGTCCTGCAAGTATGAGCCTGCGCTATTTGCCTGTATGTTTTCCGTAAGCGGATACAACATACCATTCTTAAACAATGATATCCTCACCCAGTTTACAAAGTCAGGAGGCAAGATAAACCGCAGGTCATCACACACATCTAACTCAAGTGCCTTTATTTCCTTGAACGCATCGTAGTTCAGTTCTTGTATTGCTCTCTTGGCATGAAACAGAACCTGATACCTGTTTATGTTATTGACAATCTCATGGTTACCCTGATAGATAAGCATAAAGTTGTTCACTACATCAGTCAAGCTGACGTACTGATACGAACCCCAATTAGCATCTTCAGGAACAGCCCCGCTATTCTCGTAATATTGATATCCGCTTAAGTATGCCATTATCGTTCTTCGTTATATTCATTAATCTCCGCCTGACTCATGGTCTGATATACCGCTGCTTCTCTTATCGACAGTCCAGCGTACTGCAATATCTTATTAACCAACATCGGCTCGTCTGACAGGGGAAGCTCAAAGTCTATTGAAGTCCCTGCATTAAACATCGGCTCACCATTTTGCAACGTCACATACCCCCACTTAGGGTCAAGAGGATATCTAATGTACTGGCAGGATATTACGCCACCTGTAATGGTTACTGGAAAAAGAAACGCAGTATTACCCCTGACCACATACGCAGGATACTCCGTTGTAGGAGCTGTAAGCAATGAGTTTAAAAGGTTGTGAAGTTTAGACTCAGACACCTTCTCTACATCCAGCGTACTATTATACAGAAGCCTATTGATGTAGTAAAAGTCAGCAGGCAGGGTGTATTGATTTGCTGCTGCGTTAACAAGGAGTTCAAATTTTGAAAAAGAATCAATCACCTCAAGCAGGTTCTCAGCAATGTCAGCGTAGCTCGACCCTGTTGAGTGAGCGTTTACCTTGTTTATCTGATAGTTGTACTGATAGAAGTAGTCCTCAAACATATCCAACTGCGCCTGCTTAGCAAAAAGATTGAAGTCAGACGGGGATATATAACCATAATTGTTCTTGTTGCATACCGCAAGAACCGTGTTTCTCACTGAGTTTATTATCATGGGAATACCTTTTTACAAAGATAGCCAAATAAAAAAAGGGTGTCCGTTAAGACACCCTTTCTCCTTAATTGAAACGAATACTCTTATACAGAGAACTCAGCTTCTATTTGAGCGATTCCAGTAACTGCATAAGGCAGACGAGCTGTAATGTCAAAAACAGGATTAGTCCATGAAGTTGTTAGAGCCTCTCCAATCAAGTCGATTAGTTTGTTCAATTGCTCCTTGGTCTTAGCTGCATCACTTGCGGTAGTCGCAGTGATTTCATAACCCAACACTTCTGAAGCTCCTGTAGCTCTATGACCTACAGAGTTCATGAAGATAACAACCTTAGTGTTTCCACTTGGCTTTTCAACACCTAAAATGTTGTTGATAGGGATTAGATGCCCCATTCCATCGTGAGATACTTTCAAAAACTTTTGCATGATAAAAAAATTTGCAGATTAGTAAACACAAAGATACGTTATTCTTCCATATGTTTTTCTAACAGCTTCAGTGTCTCAAGTCCCTCGTCTGACTGTAGGTATGAAGATGTGATGTATATCGGGTCTTCACCGAAAGGAACAGTCAGCATACGCTTCTTGTTGTTCGGAAGATTGAAGTACACATCCTTGTTATTGTTTCTCATGCCAAGCAACCCTTGGTCAAAGAAAGCAGACACATCTGCCTGTAGGTTCAACATAGGGTCATCAAGGACATTAAGGAACTCTTGTGGGCTTGTTTTAGCGTATATAAGAACATCACGCTTTAACTCAGCAGTAGAGACATTACTTACATCCCTTCCAAGCATCACCCTTGCCACCCTTTCAAGCTCGTCAATGTTAAGCTCTTTGGCAGCAATCAATGCATCAACCTGATAGTTAATGGACTCCAGTTCTGACTGAGCGTCTCTTTCTTTATTAACCTCTTCAAAGACTAATCCATTCTGAGGATGGTAGTGCAAAAACTCTTGAAGTACAGGGTTAGTTTTAGGAACCGACAAAAAACCATCCACAAAGATTACAGGCTCAACAATAGCATTGTCATCCTGCTCATCTTCAAACGGGCTTTTTTGGTTTATTGCGTATCGCAATGGCCTGTTATATTGACCATCAAAGTACAGTAATGGGAATCTTCTTGTGTTTCTTGACGGAATTGTCAAGCTAAGAGGGGAAGCGTCTCTTTTTAGTTTGTAGAGCTTGTCTACAGGGGCAATTTTTTTTTGCATTAGATTGAAATTAGAGTTAAAAAAAAGAGAGGAGGGGAAGACCCCTCCCCTCTCATTGGGTAATCAAGTTAGCTTACGCATTGAAGATAACGAAGTTGTTAGCTCCAAGAGTACATACACAACGCTCAGACAAGAAGTTAACTTTCATCTCATCAATTGAGCTTGTAGCAGCACCACCGGCAGAACCAGTAATCCAAGTCTTGTATCGTCTGTCTTCTGTCTCAGAAGCTCTGTAACGAACGTGAAGGAATGGACGCTTAGCGTTCTTTCCAAGAACTTGGTCATATACTGATGTAGAACCAGCAGGAACAAGAAGACCGTTAACAGCACCCGAAGAAAGGTCTCCACGCATTGTTGGGTCGTTCAAGTATTTCCAGTCAGACTTGTAAAAGTCATATCCTCTACGGAATCCAGTGAAACCAAGGTTCAATGCCATCTCCTCGTCATTGTCAAACAATCCGTAAGATGTACCACCAGCACCGTAAGAGTTCTGAGCAGCAAGCATATCGTCAATGTCGAAAGAGAAGTCTCTGTTCACGAACAATACGTTCTCCTCGATAGCTCCCTGACGGTCAAGACGCTGGATTACAGAATCAAAGTCTGCAAGGGTAGTAGGGTTACCACCAGTCCAAACATTACCTCTGTTCTCAACAGCAAAGAATACTCCATCAGAGCCTGTCAAAGGCTGTGCAAGACCAATAGCACCTGAAGCCGCTTCAGCAGGAACTGCCTCAATCATTGCGGTCTCAAGATAGTCGTCAAATCGCATACGAGTTTCATGCTCTGACTTCAAGTACCATAGGTATCCAGTAGCACCGTTTTCGGTAGTTACTTCAACCCATCCAATCTGTGCCATGTCAGAACCGTTTACAGCGTAAGTGTCCTTAAGGATGATTGGCTTGTTGTCAAAGATGCTGTCCTCTGCCTCAAGAGACCCTTCCATTCCGTCAGTTCCTTTTCCAAATTCAGAACCGTAAATCATAATGGTAACGTCTGCATTTCCTGCACCAGTACCAGCAGTAACAAGACCAGCTCCCTCGTAGAAAGCAACAGTAAATGTAGCAGCTCCAGCAGCAGCAACAGTAACAACTCCTTTATTTACTCCTGAACCATCGTTCTGAGAAATAAGAAGTGTCTGTCCTACTCGGATAGCTCTTTCACCACCGCCTGTGATGGCATCGTTAACTTGGAATACAGCAGTGTCGTCTCCAGCAGCCGCAGCAGTACCGACCTGAGTATACTTGGTGTGAAGTCGTCCCTGCTCAGCCCACTTAATCATGTCAGAGTTAGACGGCATCTCAGCTCCAACCATTCGCAAGAACGATGAAACGCTTCGGTTACCGTATCGCTCAAACTCCTTTTCGTAGGTGTCAGGAAGATACTGGTTCAAGAAATCAAAATTCGTAATGTAGTTTGTAGCCAACGCTACACGCTCCGCATTCGGTTGCAGAGCAAATGTTGGGGATGCAGCTAATGCCATATCGTTTTTTTCTTTTAAAGGTTAAATTCTTTTTGCACTCTTAATCTTCAATCCTCGACCTGAGTCTTGGTTCAAAGACCTCACTTTGAATCCGCCTTTGGTTGTGGTCTCAGGCGACCGTCTCATGTCCATGTCTATATTTTTGGACTTGCGACTCACGTCATCAACCGCATCAGCCTTGCCTTGCTCGTAAAAGAACTTAGCAAACTTTTCGGGATTCATAGCTACAGATAAAGCTCTGTGGTAGCCGTCAGCATCTTTGATGAAATTATTGTCATCAGTGTACTTATTCACAAAGTTGAGAATAGTCTCCTGAGACTTCTTCATCTCGGATGCATCAGCAGGCTTAAACGTCATAGACCTGTCATTGATATTGAACTCAAAACCTTTGAACTCATCATTGAAAACTCTATCGGTCTCCTTCAAGAATAAATCAATTCTTTTTTGATTCGTATCCTGAAGACCTTTCGCTTCTTCTGCTTGTTGTCTATAGCGTCCTAACTCTTCGCTAACATTGTCAGAAACAGACCCCGCACTTGACTCAAGGGGAGCCTTATATTGTTCTTGCTGTTCTTTGAAGAATTTCTTCGCTTGGACAAGCTCTCGCTTCTTGGCTAACTTCTGCTTCTTAATAAGAGACTCGTCATCAAGGTCTTCGTCATATCCGAACTTAGAGTCTATAAGGTCATTTAAGTCCTCGTCATCTAACCCCTCCTCAGTCTGACGGTAGTAGTCCATAATCAACTCATCATCTTCTACCTCATCGTAGTTCTTGTTGAGCTTGATATAGTCATCCATACCCCGACCAGTCTCTTTTCGGTAGCGGAAGTAAGCGGCAACATCCTCCGGTAATTCTTCAGACGATTCCCGCTCAGCGACAAACTCATCAATAGAGTTTATCTCTTTGCCATAGCGATTGCCAATATATGTAAGAACGTCCTCCTCTGATAACTCAGGAGAGGTGTTGTTTTCTTCAGGCGTTTCTGTTACTGAATCCTCTTCAACTTTAGATTCCTCAACTTGAGGCTGCTCATCGTTGAATTGCTCTTCATGTTTGTCAAGTAGCTCTTGCTCAATCTCTTGAGCAGATTTTTCCTCAACCGCCTGTACTTCTTTTACTTCTTTAAATTGCATAGATTAGATTTTCTACAAAGTTATAGAAAAATAGGATACGATTATCGAGGGTTGAACTCCGCAAAGTCAAACCCGTCCAAGCTATCCTCATTAGACTCAAATGTTATTGGAGGCAAATCGTTCTTCCTCTGATTAATCAACTGAGACTGCTGAGTATTCTGCTGGCTTATTCTTTGAGCCTTAGCATCCTCTCTGCTCTTTTCCCTTGATGCCAACTGCTCCTCCGTTATTCCTTTAAGCCCCATATTGTATTGGAACTCTTTCTCCATCAAGGCCATCTTTAACTGGGCCTCTTGCTGCATCTTCTGAGTAGCGTATATAGACTTTGCCTCCTCAAGCTTTATCTTGAGATTTATCTCTTGCTCCGCCTTCATCATGGCTTGTTCCCCTGCAAGCTGCTGGGATTGCATTTGTCCTTGTTGCTGAGCCTGCTGCATCTCCATTGCTCTCTTTTGGTCTTCCTCAGCCTTACGCTTACGCTTAACCTTTAGCAACTGATTAGCAAGCTTGATATTCTTCACCTCACGGATGTCAATAGCATCCTCAAGGTTAATGTCTCCTTTGGACAGTGCCATCTGAATGTTCTGCTCAAGCTGCGCCTTCTCTTCCTCGTCAGGAGCAACATCTATGAATATACCAAAGTCATATAGGTATAGGTCGTTCATGCTGTCAAGCGTAGAAACATTGTACTTACCTATTTGATTTGCAAACTCCTCCCTGAAGTCTGAGTATTCAAGTACATCAGCAATCCTAATGGACAGACCCTCCGCTAAGTTCTTTAGCATATAAAGACTTGCGTCAAGGATGTGTCGGGTCGCTGTGTTTGAGTTCAACGCAGCAAGCTTCTGCACACCCACTAAAGCATTCGGGTCAGGAGTGCTGCCATCTCTCGCCTCGTTCAGTCCAGTTACTGACCTTATCATATCAAGGTAGTGATTGTAATTGGCAATCAACAACTGCATCTTACCACCTCCTGTGTTACCCACAAGCGGCTGAACTGGAACTCTTGCGTTATTGAACTCACCATCTTGAGTGTAGCTCCTTCCGATTACACTACCTGTTTGGAAGTACAGTCTTAAAGCGTCCTCAGGGTTGTAAGCATTGCCGGTTCCAAGGTCAACCTCGTTCAATCCATCGGCATCAATGAACACACCGTCAGGAACCATACGGGATATGACCTGCTGTATCTTTAGGTGAGTAACTTGAATCAGGTCAGCAAAAGGAATCATCCTTCTAACCAACGACTCTATTACACCCTTGTACATTCTTGGCGCACAGGCCACATAGTTTGGAAGCGCATACTGACTGGCAGACTGTGGTCTTACCATGTTCTTAGCTACCTCCCATTTCAATATGATGTTAGTACCCATGACCATAATGCCATCGTACCACACCTCAATAGTTTTTTCTACCCTCTCGAAGTTTCCTTCGTCCATCATCTCCTGTGGAGGGTTGAATGAATCATCCTTCTCTATCACACGAGCGTTGCCGTTGTCATCCTTCTTCTTCTTGTACACAAACTTCTTTGTGGACTTGTAGTTGAAGTAAAGCAGGGTACAAGTGTCTCGATAGAACATATCGTTCTGCTGATACTGCGCTACGTTGTAATAGTTGTACCAGCTCTGACTGTACTGGGAGATTTCTTCCATCTCCTCTCTCGTAATGGTCGGGTCAATCTTCACCAACTCTGCAATAGGTATGGTCTTGATTTCTCCCCAATAGAAACAGTCCTTGAAGTAAGGGTCTTCAGTATAGCTGTATATCACATTAGCTGGGTCAACGTAGTCAACCACAACACCCTGACCAGCCAAGAACTGATGCTTAACAATCGACACCCCCAATACAGTTTGGTCGTAGTCAAGCCTCTTGCGTACCTCTGAGTAATGGTTCTGCTCAAGCAGCGTGTTTATACCAACCTCCTCAGCAATCTCCACCGCAGGCTTATAGTTAAGCTGCATATACAGAGACAGTTCCTCGTCATTTGCAGGAACGTCATCAGGGTTCATAGTAAATGGGTTGACCTGAAACTGCTCTTGAATTTGAGTAAGTATCTCCTTACCCGCCATCTGAGTTTCAATCTGCTCCTGAAAACGATTCCTGTCAGAGGATGACATTGCGTCCTGAGCATATGCTCGTATCTTGAACATCCTGTCGGACATTCCGTTTACAACAATGTCAACAAACTTTGGAAGGATGGGAACTGGTGTCCAGTCTAAATTAAGATAGGACAGGTCTCCATCTACTGCAAGCTCATTCTTGTACTTGGCAATTGATTGCTCTCCACGAGCATAGAGCCGGAGCTTGTTAAACTCTCCCCATTGGTTATAGAATCTACAGTTATTACCATCTCGCTTAAACCACTCATACTGAATAGCCTGCCCTACCTGTAAGCCGTACTCCAAACTATCCTTCTCTGCGTCAGTCGCAAATTGGTCAGGAAACCCTACAGAGGAAACATTAACAGTTACTTTATCCATTTACCTTATTAATTGGCTTGATTTCCCCGAATTACTATACCTTGCAAAGTTAATGCTTATTTTGGACTGCTTTTTCTCAGGGGTGTACATATGCTTTTGATTCGCCATAATTGCAAGACCTGAGCTGATACAGGCATCAAACTTTGTCCGGTTTGTAATATCAAACTTTGCCCAGTCTTCTAACGTCCTTGAGAACGGCATCGTACCCATATCTCCTATCGTCCTATACGAGCCATCCATATCCATACCGATATACTTTTCGATATAAGACTCAATAGCTGCCGCGTGAGACTGCTTCACGTCCTCAGAGGTGTTGGGTATACCCCCAAGCTCTTTCTCTGTCTTAGATAGCTTGTTAAAGCGTTTATCAGGTCTATTCATTGAGTAGCCCCTGTATCCTCTGTTCTTGAAATGATAAAGCAGCCTTGGCTTATTGTTCTCCGCAAGAAGAGGCATCCCGTAAAATATACAGGCCATTAGTATCTCTTCAAAAAATATCTCTGCGGTCTGAGGTCGTGCCACATACTCTAAGAAGAACTCATTGCTTGGAGCGTCATCCATGTTAAACTTGGTCAGCCCATGCAACGACCCGTTAGAGCCTCTGCCTCCAACTGTCCCTGAGATATCATACGGGTCACATCCAAACGACCCGATATGCTCATTGGCTGGCATCTTCTTTCCGTTCACCATAGCCACCCTGTTCTGTAGGTGTGCCGCTGGTAACCACGATACTGCAAACCGACCACGAGGGTCAGGCGACCATATCACCTTTGTATCCTTCACACCATCCTTCCAATGGAACGAGCCTCGTGTTATATGATGCTCCTTTATCATTGAGTCGTTATAGTCAATCTGCTGATATATCTTGGTCAGGTTGAATATAGACTGCCTGCTCTCGTCCCTGAAAGCATGAGATGTTGTTCTTGGAAACTGACGGTAAAACTCATTCAATGCATCAGGGTCATTCTTCAAAGACTCAACCTCGTTCTCCCAATACTCAACAGCACCAACACCTATCATCTCCCCATCAATCCCCAACACAGGCTTGTCAGGCGTGTCTATTACAGGCATACCATACCGGTCAATAAACCCTTCCATGTTCCACTCCATTGGAATAAACAATGAGTACAGTCCACTTTTGGTCTGACCGTTTGGATTCCTTGTAGATGGGTCTGAGTCCTCGTAAAGCTTCTTGAAGTTTGCGCCCCCTTTATTCAGTGCATTGGACGTAGAACCCATCATGCACTTACCGACTATCTTACTACCCAACCTAAGACAGGTCTTAGTAACCCTCCAGTTGTTTAAGATATTGTTCGGGTTCAACCACTTGCCACTCTCATCATGGACAAGCAGCAGAAGTTTCTCACCATCATAAGAGTTATCATCCGTGTTCTTCCAATCAATCGTAGTATCCAATCCCTCAATGTCGTCATTAGCGACATCGTGCATATTGTTCTTGGTTATCTTGGACGCAGGAACTCTATAGGCCAGCTCAGTCTTTGGCTTATCCATACCGTCCATAATCGGCTTGAAGAAAAACGGGTAGTTGCTATTTATCGGAACAACCTTATCGGTGAACATCTTTTTGGCATCAGAACCTGTCTTAGAAAGTATCCCAAGCCTTCTGTCCTTTGCCAGTGTACCGGTATTCACAGTCTCTGAAGAAGCCATGAATGAAAAGCCTGAACGCCTTATCTTAAGGTAGTCAAGGCCAAAGCATCTGACATCGGCCTTACACGCCTCCCAAAATATGTAGAGCAGGCGATTAGCCTCTCTATAGTCAGGATACCCTACATCAATCTTTGTCCATTGCAGATACATATAGTGTCCACCTGTAATGTAAGTCGGGACACCGTTGTTCTTAAACCATAGCCCGTTCTCTCTACGGTCAAACTCCTCCTCAATATATCCAACCCATCGACCCTTAAAGTCGGTAGGCATATCGTTCCACTGAAAAATACTTTGAATACGCGACAGCTCCTTGGGACAGTCCTTTCTTTCCCAATACTGACTCTTGGGCTGCGAATGTCTTTGAAGACACTTTTTAGGGGCAACCGGTAGACCTATCTTAATACCCTCTATGAGGTATATCTCTCCAAGCGTACCGTCTTTGGAGATGACAACAATATCATACTTGGGGTCGTAGCCGTATTTCCAGCTCTTCTTCTTGTTTTTGGAGTTAAGTATCTTGACTGGGACTACTCCCTCTAATACCCTGTAAAGACTATTTTGACCTTCGCTCTGCAAACCCTTGATTAGATGATATGGCCTTACTGTTGCTTGAAGAGAACATGAGGTCTAACGCCTCTTGCTCCGAATCAATCCTATTCAATATCTCAAAGGCATCAAAGATTGCAAGCTTCTTAGTGGCCGCTGCATTCTTTAACCTGTCAGCCGCAAGCTCATCATCAGGGTCAGGTTTGATTATATCTTCCTTCGCAACCTTAATCAGTTGCTTCACCGCCTTCCTCCCAGCCGCTATAATCTCCAGCTTGATGCTTCTTGAATCCGTCTTTGTTTCGGTTGTACTTCTTACTCCCATGAGTCTTCTCGGTCATCCTGCGCTGAACATCTGAGAACTCTCTACGTCCAGCTTTTTTTACTCGCTTCACAATACTACTGTAATATTATCTGTAAACATCCGGTAGAGCTTTTCTCCGTCTACCGTAAACTCATAATCGCTGTAGGGTTGGTAGATTATCTCGTCTCCCTCCTTCAGTCCCAACTCCTCAAGCTGCTTATTAATATAACGAATTGTTCCGACCAAGGGTTCCTCCGTACCGTTCTTGTCTATAAACGAAGCTTTCTTATCGGAGGGCTTTACAAAACAATACTTGTCATGCGCGACCCATCCATCACCCTTGTTGTAAAGGAAGAACTGTAAAGAGTCTACAAAGAAGATGTCCTCCTGAAAAAAGCTTCTACCGCTTTTCTCATTGCCCTTCATATCATAATACTTCTTAAAAACATTATGATGAACGAGCAACAAATCCCCAGCCTCAATAGGGCCGTCATAGTGGATAGGAGTCTCAATGACCTCTGCAAATCTGTTTGAGTGTATGTGGTCTTCTTGTGAGGTGCTTATAAGGATTTCTTTACCACCGACCTCTTTGGTGTTTGCGTACCGCTTGCCATCTATAGGCTTCACGATAAACATATATGGAGATTTCATTAGAAGTTTATATTGTATTCGACTGAAATAGGCATCCATGAGTTGAACTCCTTCCAAAGCACAACTTCACTTTCCTTGATAATCCAAATTTTAATTGAGTCCCTATTGACATCGCGCTTGATGAGATGAATCTCATAATCCCCACCAAGCACGTTTTGCCCTACAATGTAGTGCATAGCCCCCGACTTATAGTCAGGGCCAACTGATATCTTACGGATGTCTTCGTGCATTATACAACAATGCGTAACTCTCCAGTAGCGGTTTTGTACACATCACCTGCAACCAGTCCTCCAGCAAGAGCGTCTGTATTATTTGGATACACGCTTAAACCAGTGAGCTTAAGAGTACCCAAGTTACCACTCATGTAAGTAGCAAGAGAAGAAACGGGATAATTCTTCGTATCTCCACCCCCTTGAACAGAACCGATTAAAAGGGTATTAGCTGTTGGGGCTACGTTATCAGCGTATACTGAAGTATTGTTTATCTTACTCATCTTTGCTCTTTATTTGGCCTGTCTTCATGTCAATGACAGAGTCAGCACCATATTTGTCAATCAGTTGTTTCTCAAGTTGAGAAAACTGAACCTTCATTCCATCAATCTGAGAGAGTATCGACTGCTTAGTAATCTCCAAGTCGCCTAAACTCATCTTCGCATTCTGAAACTTTTGATTAAGCTCAGTTATCTCGTTGAACTCTTTTTCCTCAAGCTTTGCCATTAGATTTAATTTTAAACAAAGATATAGAAAATTATCTCACTGCTGCGTTGACTATCAGAGCGGTCTCAGCAGCAAGGGCTGCACCCAACAAGATGTTCAGGACAGAGGCTCTTACCCTCCTTTTTCTCATCTCCCTTTCCTGACTGGCAATTATTACCTCAAGGTTGTCGATGACATTGTCCTTTTCCCTGTCAGCCTTGGCCTGCAACACAAACTGCTTGTCCATGAATTTGATGACACTATCAGCCCTAAGCAGCTCTTGCTCAGTCAGTGCCGCCTTCTTCTTTACTTCCTGAAGATGAGAGAATGAAAATAGAACAAGGTCAAACTGATACTCAGTTATCCCGATAAGCGTATCGCTCTCGTATGGTATCAAGACTGGCGACCTGTTCTGTGAAAAACTCGGACTTGCCAGCAAAAGGCAAAGCCCTGATGCTATCAACCTTGTAGATAGTTTTGATTTTGATTTCATTTTTAAGGATTTGAATAGAGTCTCTTTCAGCCTGAAGGGAGTGTATCCGGCACTCAAGGTCAGCTACTTTCCCCTCGTAAATCTTTATCTTCTCTTGGCTGACCCTAATTCGCTCCCTCTCAATAACAGCAATGTCCTTAATACTTGACATCCTCATACCCATCACGACACATATCGCAACGGCTATGAGGGCTATTAGGAAAAGAACTTTTTCAGTATTGCTACTGTCGTGCATTACTGCGTCCAGTATCCATACTCTGCCACAACTGGGCCACCTACTGCTATTACTTCACACCCTATAGTTCCTTTGATAGGGAAAAATGCCCACTCACCTGCACTTAGGTCAGCATAAGGGGCCGAAGCAGAAGCTGTTCTAATTGTAAGTGTGTTGGTAGCATCTGTGTTCTTTAGGTACAGATATGTAATAGCAGCCTTTCCTGACGCTACAAGAGTAGTAGCTGAAACCGTGTCTACAGATTCTCTTGCAGTGTTCACTACAGGATTGGTGACAGTTATAGCGTCTGTCTGCGAAATAGCCAAGCTTTCAGACGTAGCGTCTGAGCTGGTAATGTTTAATGTTGCTGTGATTGTTGCCATGATGCTTTATTCATTATGCTCGTTTCGACCAACCTTCAATCTTGGTCATTATGTGTTTCCAAACATCAACTCCTGTGATGCTTCCTATATTCTCCATGTTGGACTTGAACTCTACAATTGCAATGTAACCAGCAGTTATCTGAGCTACAGGCATCCAGTCCATGAATGCTACCTCCATAACTCTACTTAGAATTATGGCGATGCTGTAGAATATTATCTTGGATATGGTTCGCGCCATTCTGTTGGAACGAATCTCTTCGCCTCTCATCTTAGCCGCCTTGCATCCTGTTACTACATCCGCCAATATCAAAACCCCAAGGCCAATTATGGCTGCGGTGATGGGCGCAAAGAAAAATACTATGTAAGGTATTCCCAACTTCAATATCGTACTCACTTCAAACGCTTTCATAATCAATTTTGCTCTAAAAATTCAGCAGCCCTTTGAGAATCTTGAAAAACATTCCACGACTCTAACTCAGGCAGTAGGTCGCCAATCCACTCTAAGCACCTATATGGTCTTTCACTTGCCGCCCATACTACTGCGTTAGCTTGATAGTGTGAAAGAGTTATGCTACTTGGGTCATATTCGTCTTCGGGTAAAAACGCCCAGCTATGTCTTGTGCTTCTAAATGTCATGGTGTGTCGCTTACTACTCCGTAATCTGTAACAAATCCGTTCATTGTGCAATCTTGGTTACCGCTACTATCAGTAATTGTTCCCGTAAGAGGCCCGTCCGTAGATAGTGGTTTATAATAACCTTTAATTGTTCCTATTGTATTAAGGTCAGCACCTTTCCCCCCATTGTAGACGGCTGCAATCTCAGCGGAATTTAAAGCTTCCTCCCAGCACCCGACCTCTGCTATCCATCCTTTATACTGCTGAAATGCCGTGCGATTATTAGACGTTCCTAAACAAACATCTACGTTTGTGTTGGTTCTTAGACTTTGGTCAACGCTACCTGTATCAACAGAAACTCCATTGACGTAAATCTCAATGTCTTGCTTAGCCGTTCCTGAGTTCTGAGTTACGACCACCGCATAGTGTTGCCAAACTTGGCACTTTGCAGAAGTAATGGTGTGTCCTGAAGTATATGGCTTAAAGTTAGTTCTAATATTAACTGTGCTATCAGTTGCACCATCATTCTTGAACCTAATCCACATACCTGCGTTTCCCGAATTATTAGTGGTAGCAACAGCCATAGCAGTACCAAGGTCTTTGTAACGACTACCGTCAGATTTAGCCCACCATGTTACAGTCCAATCTTTATCGTTGAAAGGCTGGAATCCATCTGTAGACAAATTACCATCAGCAGCGTAGTCATTAGACCCATCAAAACGTATAGAGGCATCAAACGTAAATCCGCCTCCGCCAGCCGCAGCGTTCGAGCCAAAAGGTACTCCTATGCCGTTACCTATACCCAGCATCTACCAAAGAGCTACAATATCTGTTGCTGCTGTTCCTGTTGACAAAACACGAGTCACGTTTATTGGCAAGAAAGTTCCAGCCAACGCTCCCTTAAAAAGAACCTCGTTACCTCCAGCCATCTTTACCTTGACATCTCCTGCAACTCCTACATAAAGGACGCAGCCGTTGCTTGGGTTGTTTGCTTGAGAGTAAATCACATATGAAGCTCCAGTGGCAATTGCTGCTGAAGTGGTAAGAACTGTATCGCTTACAATAGCATCCACAGTGGCAACCACGCTATTGGTTGTGTCATACACTATGTCACCAACAGCAACTGTCTTAGTAAATTCCGTTCCCGTACCTACTAACTGTGCGCCTGTAGGTGCTGCCGCTGTACCTGTATTGGCTATAGCCGCAGGATTCGGAATGTCAATAGTATCGCTTGGTATTACAGCTAAGGCTTCTCCAGCCTGTAGTTTTTGATATGCCATTATCTTTTGCTTTACGCAAAGATAAGGCTTTTACTTTTTATCAAATGGGAATACCCTGTTCAGGGTGTCTTTGCGTTTTCCGCAGCCACAGTCCTTCCCTGTAACCTCTGAAACCTTCTCCACAACCTTCTTAATGCCTGTTGCTTCTGTGATGTTCTCGACAACATCTCCCAGTCCTTTTGGATTTTTATTCTTCATTAGTATTTCCCTCTTTTAGATTTAGGTGAACTTTGGGTGGAGCCGCCCTTTCCGGCCCACAAGTGTTTGCAGGCCCAGTATCGAGCGGTCAATTTATTCTTTGCGCTGCCGCACTTGTGTCGAGCCTTGAATGACTTCCTTGCAGCATCTGAGTAGTTGTGTCCGTATCCCTTGGCTCCGAAGTGTATAAGCTTCTCCTTACCTCCGGAACACGCCTTGACCATCTTCTTCTTACCTGCTCGGTCTGAAGCGACAACCCTATTGCATTTCATCCTACTCTTCTCAGCCATTTCTCCTGATTGCTGAGACCTTCTTACCTGAAGCTCCCTGTTTACCGATTCGTCTTTTCTCCGCCTGCTTCTTACGCAGCATACTCTTGGACATCTCTGACTTTGTCACAGGTGTCTTTGAAGACACTCTCTTTGATGGGCGACAATACTCACTCTTGTTGCCTGTACCGCAAGGCTTGCCTGTACGGGTGTCAACCCACTTTTCTTTGCCCCATCTTTTTAGGTTGGAGCCTGCCTCGCTCTTGCGTACCTGACCCTTAGACTTACGACACTTTGCTGTGGCCTGTGCAGCTCTTGCTGACCACTTGCCGTAACTCTTCATTACTTTCTTATAGCAAGCGTCCTTTGGCATCAGTAGCTCTTCTTCTCCATACCGTAGTTAGGGTTGTAGCTTATCTTGCTACCCTTATGCATCTTGGCATATGAGTCAGCCTGAGCCTTCCCTACTGCGTTGTATGGAAACACTTTCTTCTTACCGTTTGCTTTTACTGTTGGCATATCACTTCAGCTTATAGGTTCCTTCTTTGCCCCGTACACGCTTGACCTTGTAGTCACCGCCCTTGAGGAATCCACCTTTGCTCAGCCTACGCTTAGGTACGCGGATGTCATCAGTGGTGTACATCTCACCGGTGTCCTCACGAGGAGAAACGTAATACTTACTACCCAAGCCGCTCTTACGCTTTACCTTTCGAGCTTTGGTAGTGTTCTCACCCGCTATGCGGGTCGCCTTTTTTTTCTTTGGGTCTGTCTTCATTTCCGCTTACATCCAAAGTTGTTGGCGTAGTTCGCCATCTTCACTACTGACTCGGAGTAACTGTCCTTTTTCTTCATTACAGCGGAGGCTGCGCTACAGGCATCTTTGAACCCGTTGCGCTTTGCCCATGCTGTAAACTTGCCTTGAGACTTTTCTTTTATCTCAGGGAAGGCTCCTTTCTTGGTTCTCCCTTTGGTAGCCATTACTTGATTCTTCGTGGCTTTGGAGACTCAGCTAAAGGCATTGAGTGTCGGTAGCTCATGCTCTTGTCAGCACCGTAGGCGTGACCGTACATCTTCTTTGACATTGCCTTGCTCTCGTCTCGTCTATCTTTAAGAGACTGGCTTTTCTTTCCGTGTCTTGCTCCTAATGACTCATCGAGTCGTGCGTTGTATCCTTGCTTTTTCATAGCTATGGGTTTTATCTTTGTACAAAGATAATCAAATTAAATGTCCTCTCCTGACTACATGAAATACTGGCGGGTCATCCGCTACTGGGTCAAGGCAAAGTACGGCCTGACCGAAACAGAACTTGACGTGCTTTTCTTCCTAAAGACCGAGCCATACTTCAGCAAAGACAAGTTCAAAGAGTTTGACAAAGTCCTATCATGGGACAAGAACAGGTTTGACCGTATGCTCAGAGATGGGTGGATTGTAGTGTGGAGGAAGAGAGAGGGTAACAAGAAGACCCTCTACAACATCTCACACAAGGGCAAGCAGGTGGTCAACACTGTTTACAAGAAGCTACAGGGGGATGACATCTCAACGCACAACAGCAGAATCTTTAACGCCAATACAAAGTTCACCGACAATATGTACCGTCAGGCAATCGTTAAGATGAACGAGGAGCTGCGTAAGGACAGGATGTCTAAACGACAACAACAACGTCCCTCTCAAGGATGATGGTGTAGGGCTTGTCCTCGATGAACATCGAATAGCCTGCGCTCTTGTCGTAGTATATCACGTCACCCTCACTCACACACTTCACCTCAGTACCCTCCTTGACCACAGTGGCCTTCTGATACCGGAAGTCGTCAGCGTCATCACGCGACAACAATAGACCTGAGTCTGTCTTCATCTCCTCCTTTAGCGGAGATATCACTATGTACTTGTTTACTGGTCTCATGCTCTTATAACGTATATCGGTGTTTGCTCTCCCACATAGCTTCCGGCAATGTTGTAGTCAAAAAATTCTTGGGCCTCCACGTCATTCATCTCATGCTCCTCCATCAGTATGTCAATGATTTTGTTTTGGTCGTATACAACCCTTGGCATCGTCATAAACTCAACGCCTATTATAGCATCGTCAAAGCCATCAGCAAACAATACTTGCTCTTCACTAACCAGCTCAATCACCTTATCTCTCTTACTTAGACTCATACGTTCTCGCCATTGTCACAATTGCATTTGTACTCAGGATGGTGTTCGCAACAGACACAGCACTACGCAGGGCTGTCTTGGTCACCTTGGCTGGGTCTATCACACCCATCTCAACCATGTCACCGAACTGACCTGTCTTTACGTTCATCCCCTCAGTGTCACTCATGTCATTGGTAATGTCACTCGCCTGCCGCTCAGTCATCCCTGAGTTCATCAGTATCTGTCGCGCTGGCTCACCCAAGGCAACACCCATCACCTCAGCCGCCATCTCATCAACAAGCGTATCACCTGTGTCAATCTCTGCCCTGAACCCGTTCAGTGTCACACCGCCTCCGGCAACAATTCCATCAGCCAGTGCAGCCCGTACAGCACACACTGCGTCATCAACACGGTCAAACCGCTCCTTCTG